CGAACTGTGAGAAGTATTTAATAGGTAATAAGTACTATATTCGCACAATTAAAGACATAAATCCGATTGAAGAGCTTGTCTTAAAATATACATTTTATAAAGTAGTATAAATATATTGAGTAAATTGCATCAAGAAGTAGATGCCGATCATAAGACAACGACAATCTAGACGTTTTAAGGATATTTCTCTATCTTTTAAGAGACATCCTGTAACAAATGATATACTTGCACTTACAAATGAGGATGCAATTAAGAGATCTGTTCGTAATTTAGTTGAAACAGTAAATGAAGAGAGGTTTTTTAACTCTCTGATTGGTTCTCATGTGAGAGAAAGTCTATTTGAAATACCATATAATACAATTAGAGCTACTTTAAGAACACAAATTGAAAATTCTATATTAAATTTTGAACCTAGAGTCAATTTGACGGATGTAATTATCAATCATCCGAATGATACGAACGATTTAGAAGTCACTGTAAGATATGACATCGTTGGCCAAGAGTCAACTCCCCAAGAAATAACATTTATCCTTCAACCAACTAGAGTATAATGGCATTCACACAATATACGAATCTCGATTTTGAAGAAATTAAGGTTTCTTTGCGTGAATATCTGCGTGCCAATTCTAATTTTACCGATTTTGACTTTGAAGGATCCAATTTATCCATATTAATAGACACTTTAGCATACAATACCTACGTTACAGCCTATAATACTAACATGGTTGCTAACGAATCGTTCATTGATAGTGCAACTTTACGTGAAAATGTCGTAGCTTTAGCAAGAAATGTAGGTTACGTACCCTCTTCAAGACGATCTGCAACTGCAAATGTTAGTTTTACAGTTGATTTAGGGTCTGGAACCACTAAATCTAGCGTAACTTTAAAGGCTGGATTAGTTGCATTGGGTGATTTTGCGAATACAAACTACACTTTTTGTGTTTCAGAGGACATTACATCACCTGTAAACGATGGATTTGCAGAATTTACCATTGATATCAAACAAGGAACGTTTGTAACCAACGAATTTGTTGTTGATACGTCTCAACCTAACCAAAAATTCATACTTCCTAACCCATATATCGACACTTCAACGTTAAAAGTACAAGTTAGAGACACTTTAACGTCATCTTCAAGGAAAACTTACTCACAAATCAATAATATTGTTGGAATCAGCACTCATTCTGAGACATTTTTGATACAAGAGATACAAGATGAGAAATATGAGCTACTTTTTGGTGATGGGGTGCTTGGAAAACGACTTAGTAACGGAAATGTTATCAATTCCACATATATTGTAACCAGTGGAGCGGGTGGAAATGGAGTTTCTAATTTTTCTTTCTCTGGAAAACTCGTAGATAACGATGGAGGAGTAATTATAAGTGGGATTTCTGATGTAATTACGAATCAAAGATCTTCAAATGGTTCTGAAGTTGAAAGTATCGACACAATTCGTAATTTATCTCCTAGAGTTTACTCGGCACAACATCGAGCAGTCACAGCTAACGATTATGAAGCAATAATTCCAACAATTTTCCCAAATGTGGAGAGTGTAACTGCTTATGGAGGTGAAGATTCAAGTCCACCACAATATGGAAAGGTATTTTTATCGATAAAACCCAAAAATGGTCGATTTATCTCGGATTTTGACAAAAGACAACTTTTAGACAAGTTAAAAAGTTATTCTGTAGCTGGAATTCGTCAAGAATTCATAGATTTGAAATATTTGTATGTTGAAATTGACACAAACGTCTATTATAACACAAATGCTGTTGCAAATGTGAATAATTTAAAAACTACAATTAGAAATTCACTTGAAACCTATGCAAAATCATCAGATTTGAATTCTTTTGGTAGTAGATTCAAATATAGTAAAATTTTGAAGATAATTGATGATAGTAGTTCTGCAGTAACTTCAAATATCACAAAAGTTATCATTAGACGTAATTTAGACGTTGATACAGCTAATTTCGCTCAATATGAATTGTGTTATGGTAATAAATTCCATAATCGCAACAAAGGCTACAATATAAAATCCACAGGATTTAGAGTAGATGGAATTCGTGGTGTTTGTTACTTTACAGACACTTATGTCGATGAAAAAACTGGTAGATTGATTATTTTCAGATTAAGTAATACAGGAGTTGTTGAGATAGTCAATAATAACGCTGGAACAGTGAAATATGATATTGGTGAAATTCTTATAGATACAATACGTATACTTTCAACTATTAAAGCAAATAACGTTGTTGAAATTCAAGCAATTCCAGATTCAAATGATATTATTGGATTGAAAGATCTTTATTTACAATTATCTATCGCAGATAGTACAATAAACGTTGTAGAAGATATTATATCCACTGGTGCAGATACATCTGGTGCTAACTATGTTTCTACATCCAGTTTTACAAATGGTTCTAAAGTTCGTGGTGATATCGTAACTGATTCTGGTTCAACAACTAGTCTTGTTGGATATGTAAATGGTCAAGCTTATTATGGAGCGTTCCACACAATGAGTGATGGCTCAAGAATGACAGGAAGTACTCATTCATCTGATAGTCAGGCTATAACAAACACTCCAGGCACTACATCATCAACAACAACCACCACAGGTTCATCATATTCATCTCGTTCGTCATCATCATCATCGTCATCTTCTAGTTACTAAACTAATCAATAATGGGTATAGACACCGCAGCTAAAAAAGTTCAGATTAACAAACTTGTCAGAAGTCAAGTTCCATCTTTCGTAGCCGAAGATAATCCTTTATTTGTTGATTTTTTAAAACAATATTATATAAGTGAAGAAAATAAAGGTAAGTCAATTGATATAATTACTAACTTCAATGATTATCAGAAGGCAGATACATACTCAGAGAACTATAATTTAATCGGATTTACAACATGTACAAGTCTTGTAAATTCATATGATGCAACCATCAACGTAAGCTCCACTGATGGATGGCCATCCGACTATGGATTACTTAAAATTGATGATGAGATTATTACATATACAGGTATTACATCTACATCATTTACTGGATGTGTAAGAGGGTTCTGTGGTGTTGATAATTTAAAGTCACCAACTAATCCTGAGTCTCTAGTATTTTCTACAACTAATGCAAGTAAACATGAAAATGATTCCAAAGTAGTTAATTTAAGTAATCTATTCTTACAAGAATTTTGGCATAAAACTAAACAATTGTTTATGCCTGGTTTTGAAGATAGAAACTTACATGCAAAAGTAGATAAGGCTAATTTTTTACGTCAAGCAAAAGATTTTTATGCATCAAAGGGAACAGATGAAGCTATAAAGATTTTATTTGGTGTTTTATTTGATAGTCGTGCAGAAGTTATAAAACCAATTGAATATCTATTCACACCATCAGATGCTGATTATGTAAAAACCAATGATATAATTGTAGAGAGACTTAGTGGAAATGCTGATAACGTGGTTGGTCAAACACTATTTCAAACTGACAATGCAGCTACAAGTGGGTCTATATTTAACGTTCAATATTTCCCAAGAGAAGATAGAAACTATTATATTATAAGTTTGAGTAAAGGATCAATAGTTGGAACATTTGAACCTACAGGATCATCATCTTTAGTTAATCCTGTATCAATTGGAACAACAGTTATTACAGTTGATTCAACACTTGGATTCCCTGAGAGTGGAGAATTGTATGTTGGTGCTGGTTTAACTGTTGGTATTGCAACATATACAAGTAAAACATCTACACAATTCTATGGCGTATCTGGTATATCTTCAAGTTACACTGATAGTGATTTTGTGCGATCATCAAAAACTGTTTTTGCATATGAGAATGGTGATGTAAATAAACCAGTTTTCTTTAGATTGACAAACGTAGCTAATAATGTTGACCTAAGTGATGTTGGATTCTTAAAGGCTGATGATATTATTGTGCCAAGACAACTTGGTAAAGTATCTGATCAATCAAATCACCATTTAAATACTTGGGTTGATAATGTAAAAACTAAGAGTGATGTTGCCAGAGATATTGAAACTAATACATCTAAAGTTAATTCAAATAGTAATGTTGTCACAACTGCTGTTCCACATAATTTACAAATTGATGATTCTGTAGTTCTACTTGATGTAACTAATGATGATCAGAATCCTGATAATATTACTGGAAAAGTTCTTGACGTTTATAATGATAAAGAATTTAGAATTGCAATAACTACTGGACAATTTGACACTTCTAAATTGTACAAAGTACAAAGACAATTAAATTTTGCAAAAAGTACAAATAACCAATTAGGAGTAGAAAATTTTATTGCAGATACACAAAACACATATATTAGTAGAGATAATACAGAAGTTTATGTAACAGCTGGATCTTTACCAAGTTATGAAATAGTTGCAAATAATAGAAGTAAAACATTTACGTCTGCAAATCCAGAATTTAATTCAAATGTTGATGGTGTTACAGATACTATTAGAATTGTAAATCATAATTTTCTAAACGGTGAATTAGTTAGATATTCGCCTGCAGATACAACGTTAACATTTGATGCAAATAGAGTTGTTGGATTAGATACTGGGTCAATATATGCGGTTAAAAAAGTCAGTGATGATGTTATTCAGTTATCACGAAGTGTTCCAGATGTGGCTGCTGGAAAAGTAATTTCTATTGTAGGTATAGGTAGTACAACTACACATGAATTAGTTCCAAGTGATTTGGCACAGAAGAATGTTAAACATCAAAACTTTTTAAGAAAATTCCCTGTATCACCACAACCAAGTGAGTTTGATACACCATTACAAAATGAGCCAGTTGGAATGTTTTTAAATGGTGTTGAGATATTATCAAATCAATCTGGTGATAGTGTTCATTTTGGAAGAATAGAAAGAATTGATGTAGAAAGTGGTGGAAGTGATTATGATGTTATCACTCCTCCAAATATACACATATCAGATAACGTAGGAACAGGTGCTACTGCCTATGCTGTTGTTGAGGGTAACTTTAAAGGCATTGATATTATAGATGGTGGTTATGATATAAAGGTAGTACCAAATGTAGTGATAACAGGTGGTAACGGTCAAGGTGCCACTGCGAGTGCTAGATTGAAGGCTACAAGAAATTCTAGACTGTTTGACGCTAAAAATGATGTTAATATTGGTAATGATAGAATCACATTTTCATCTAATCATTTATTCTTTGATGGTGAATCAGTTGTGTATGAAAAATCAACATTAGATCCTGTCGTAGGTGGTCTTGTTGATAAATCAATCTATTTTGTTAATAAGGTCAGTGATACTCAGATTAGTCTTGCAAACACCTTTGAAGACGCTGTGGCGAATACAAACATTGTTAATATTACTGGTATATCCAAAGGTAGCCATAAATTTACATCAACTGTTTTTAGAAACGTTCTAGATAGAATTATAGTTGATGATCCAGGCTCTGGTTATTCTAATAGAAAGGTTTTAGTAAATTCTAATACATATCCGTCCTCTTCATATTTTGCAAGAGATACTGTTAAAACAGGAATAAACACTGCAAATAATTATATCTATTTTAGAAATCATGGATTCAAATCAGGAGAGACTGTAGAATATAATAATACAGGCACACCTATTAGTGGGTTAGATACAACTCAAAATTATCAAGTAATTGTTTTAGATGAAAATAAATTCCGTGTATGTAGTGCTGGTATTGGAACCACAACTACTACAGTAAATTACTTTAAAGGTAGATATGTAGATTTAAATTCAGTTGGAGTGGGAACTCATACATTTAAATATCCAGACATATCCGTAAGTTTGCAAACAAGATCAGGATTAGCTGTTACCGCTACATCTGCACCTGTAATTAGACCACGTTGCCATGGATCTATTACTGATGTGTATTTAACTAATGATGGGGTTGGTTATGGATCAAGTGATACAATTAATGCACATAGAAGACCTCTAGTTACTATCTCAAATGGCCATGATGCATTGATAACAGTTGGTGTAACTGATGGTGAGATTACTAGAGCTTCTGTAAAGATAAAAGGAAAGGGATATGTTTCTCCCCCTGAATTGATAGTAGAAGGTTCAGGTAAATATGCGAGTCTTTTGTCAAATGTTGCAAGTGATGGCTCATTATCAAACGTAAATATCATTGATGGTGGTAAAGGTTACACCGAACAACCTTTGACCACTGTGAGAGTCAAACAACAGGGTTCTGGCGCTGTTTTTAGAGCTGATTTAACCCAATGGAAAACAACAACATTAAAGAGATATCAAAAACATATCAATCAAAATGACGATGGTATTATTGTACCAAGTCAAAACCCTGAGTATGAAGCAAAATTTGCATCAACATATCTCCCAAGAAAGTTAAGATTAAAATTTGATGATAATTTATTTGTAGATATTAACGGCCAATTAAAAGAAAAATCTAATTTAACTCATTCCCCGATAGTTGGATGGGCGTATGATGGAGCTCCAATATATGGGCCATATGGTTATGATACACCAACTGGAGGTGTAATACGTAGATTAGTCTCAAGTTATACTGTTAATTTAAAACCAAACAGATCATCTGTATCTGATTTTTCTTTAGGTTCTTTTGTAGAAGACTATGATTATACAGCTGACGGTGATCTTGATAAGTATAATGGAAGATATTGTAAGACTCCAGAATTTCCAAATGGTGTTTATGCTTACTTCTGTACCATTCAAGATGCTGATGGATCTGTATCACCATTTATAGGATCTAGAGAACCATCCTTCCCATATGTATTGAATGGATTTAAATTCAAAAAAGTAGAGATGAATGGACAACCATTGACTCTACAAGATATGCCAATTTTGAATAGTGGTGATGTATTAAGAAATACACTACCATATAAATTAGGATTTGAAGGATCTGATTATGATTATCTTGTTTCCAAGAATATCGATGATACTGAACTTCTTGTTAAAACAATATCTACAAGTGGAATAGGATCTGTACAAATATTATCTACAGGTGTAGATTATAAAGTAAAAGATAGAATATCATTTAATAATAGTGAAAGTGGTGGTCGAGGTGCAAGTGCAAAGGTAAGAACACTCGTAGGAAAAGGTATAACTGAAGTAACTTACAGTCAAACTACTGTTGATCATATTGCTTTTGATTTTAAGAATGAATTGGGTGTTGGTATTGCATCTACATGTCATGGATTACAAAATAATGATTTAGTTAATATATCTGGTATAGGAACTGGTGAAATGAGATTTCTTGAGGGCCCAAGAACTATTGGTGTAGCCTCAATTACTTCTTTCTTATCAGTGGGAATTAGTAGTATACAACTTACAGGTGAAACTGCATTTATCAGACTAACTGATGTTGTAGGAGGAAAGAGTAAAGAAGATGATATTGCAGTTGGCGACTGGTTAATTATAGGTAATAACGAAGAGAAAGTCAGGGTTTTAAATATAGATACAACTCTTAATAGATATAGGGTTTTAAGACAAAGTGGTATTACAACATTTCACGTAGCTGGTCAAAAAGTATCTATTGATCAAAGAAGATTTACATTCTCTGTTGGTATTAATACAAATTTAAATATTAAAAGAAATGAATTAGTTTCTTTCAACCCACAAAACAGTATTGGTATTGGAACTGTTTTAGTTACTGTGCCTAATCCTGTGGGATCTGGAAATGTACAGGTGGTAAGAGTAAAAGCTAGAGATAATACAATTTTATCAGAAATTGGAGGAGACTCTGGATTATCTACAAGTACCCTAATGCCTCCGCACGAGGGACAGCCAGGAAGTAATTGCAGTAATTTGATTCGTATTCCAAATCATGGTTTTATTACAGGACAGAGATTAAAATATGAAAGTGGTAAAGGAACACCATTAACTGTTTCTAATAATGTTGGAATGGGTGGCTCTTTTGCTCTCACTGATGGACAATTTGTTTTTGCAGTTAAAAGAAGTAATGATCTATTAGGTCTATCTGCAACAAGAGCTGGAATTGGTAGTACATCTAAATCACTTTATATTGCAACAATTGTTAATGCTAATAAAGAAGATCATACACTTGAAACAACTAACGAAGAACATATAGGATCTCTTGATAGATATGATGCAATTGTACATACATCAGAAGGTCATGAACTAAAAACTAAAGATCGAATTACAGTTGACATTGCACCTGATACATTAATCAATAAAACAATTGAATATGATACAATTGCAAGAAAAACAATTGTAGATCCAAAGTATGTCAATTCTAGTGAAGTGTCAACATCAGATTCCACGATTACATTAGTAAATCATGGATACAAAGATGGTGATAAGATACTCTACTCTGCAACTACTCCAATAACCCCTCTTGAGAATAGAGGAGAATATTATATAAAGAGTGTTTCTAGAAATACATTCAGGTTATTTGATAACAGAAAGGATTCTATAAGTATTCCAGATGCATTTATTAACTTAACTAATGCTGGATCTGGAGTACATAGATTTGCAAGAATCAATCCACCTATCCAAGCTTTGAGAGGTGAGACGATTGGTTTTGCTGTGTCTGATACATCACTTGCAGATTTTAAACTAGAGTTTTACAAAGATGAAAAGTTTACCAATAAATTTGATGGTGTTGGTATTTCGACTGAAATAGTAAGAACAGGAGTATCTGGAGCTAGTGGGTCTACTGTAAAAGTAAAATTAACTGATAATATTGAGTTACCACTATGGTATAAACTTGTTCCTTCAAATCTTGATACAATAGATGTAACGAAGAGAGATTCTGAGCCTGATGAACAAGTTATAAATGGATCTAAGATAACAATCGATCCAAGTGTATATGCTGGTAATTTTGGAATTACAACTACAGGAATAACATCATTTACATATCAAGTACCTTATAAACCAGAAGTAAATTCATATAAAACATCTGGAATTACAACATTTAGATATCTCACATCATCTCTTAATGCTACTGGTGGTATAAATGAAATCTCAATTGATTTTCCAGGCGTAGATTACATAAAAAACCCTGGCATTAATACTATAAGAACAGTATCTGGAAGAGATGCTGATATTCGTATGTTTGATGATTATATTGGTCGTGCTGGATATAAAGAGATAGTTAAAATAGGATATGATTATCCAACCGATAAATCACTCAGTCCTAGAGCTGATACATCAGTCACTGTAACAGTTCAAAATAATTTTGCGATTGGAAGTATTGGTGTTGAAACATCTGGAAAAAATTATAGCACTGCACCAGATTTATTCTTTCCAGTCAAACCAAATGCAAAAACTGAAGTTAGTATTGAAGGAACTGGAATTGGATCTGTAAGAATATTAAATGATAGTCTAACTGGATTTGATTTAGTACCTAATCCACCAAGAATTATTCCTATCAACAATAGTAATGGTGTTGGTGTTGTTACTGCAACATCAAATGGTGTAACACAATTTATAACAATAAAGAGTCCTCTTGGTGGTTGGAGACCAGAAGGCCATGTAAAAGGAACTAATTTCCCATTTGCAGTTGGAGATCAAATATTTGTTGAGAACGTAAATATTCAAGGTCATCCAGTAATCGTTGATGATGAAGAGACATTCCCAGAACCAGTTCCTAGTACTGATCCACGTACATATCCAGATAATCAAGTTGCTGGATATAACTCCAACATGCATGATTACAGATATTTTACAATTACTGCAAGAAATATAACAGATTCTAGGATTGAGTATAGTCTTACTGGTATTGGTAGTACAGGTGGTTTCTTTGATCCTGTCAACAGTGCTGGTAGAATTATTAAGAAAGAAGATTTACCAACATTTAATGTAACATTTGAACATAGAAACTTTATTAATGGAGAAGAAATTACATTTGGTGGTGGATCTGCAATAGGTAATATTGTCAAAAATGAAGGTTGGGATCCAGCTACAAATTCATTCAGATTAGAGAATTTGACCAGAACTCCGTATATTGGAGATACTATTATAGGAAAAATATCTAGAGCTAATGGAAAAGTAGTTCAGTCTAGTTTTTATGAAAAATATTTTGAATTAGGATTTAATGCCGAAAGGGAAAAAGGATGGCAAAAGAATACTGGTAAACCAAGTAATGATTTCCAGAAATTACAAGATAGTGATTATTACCAAAATTTCTCATATTCTATTCAAAGTGAAGTTCAAGAAAAAAACTTTACAGAAGCAGTAGATAGTATTGTTCATCCAGCTGGGTATAAAAACTTCTCGGATTTGATTATAAAATCGACACCAGCAGCTGGTTTTGGTAGAAGTACAACTTTAATTGCAAGATCACCACAACAATCAACTGATTTAAAGGTTGATATTGATAATGTTCAATCATTCTTTGTTAAAAATGATTTTGATTTTGCAACAGAAACAACCATATCAAATGGTTTATCTAAATCTATAAATTTCCAAAATAGAAAATTAAGAAATTTACTCAGTGTTGCAACAGCTAAAGTTGAACTGATGGATGATATTAGTAGTCAATTTACAGGTATAACAACTGATCCTAGTGGTGGTCAAATAGTTGGTGTAAGTTCATTTAGACTCACTTCACAAAGTGGTGCAGTTCCTCTATTCAATAAAATATTTAATCCTGGCGATCCTCTTAGTAGAAATATAACTGTTAATTCTGATACTATAACGATATTCAATCATGGTTTTCAAACTGGTGAAAGAATAAGATATGATAATCATGGTAATACAAGTGTTGGAATTGACGCTACAAATCATGTCATAGGTGGATCATCAACTAATCTTATGCCTCCTGAGTTATTCGTATTCTCTAGATTAGATAATAACAGATTCAAAGTTGCAGGGTTATCGACATCCACTACTGCATTTAATATAAGAACTCTTGGAACTGGAACAGAACATTCATTTAGCACTATTAAACCAGAAAATAAAACATTAATTCAGATTGATGGAATGATTCAATCTCCATTAACTAATCGAAGTGTTTCTTTAGATTTAATTGATGCTGTGGGTGTTGGTTCAACAACTCTTAAATTACAAGCAGCTGCTAATGTTGGTCTTACAACCGTAAAATTAAATGATATTATTCAAATTGATGATGAATTCTTTAGAGTTAAAACAGTTGGTTTTGGATCTACAAATGTAGTTTCAGTTGATCGTGGATTCCTTGGTAGTACAGTAGCTTCTCACGCAGCAAACGCTGTGCCTCAAATGAAGGGTGGTAACTATAGAATTGAGAAAGATGTAATATTCTTTGCAACACCACCATTTGGCCAAACAGGGCCTGTTGGTGTTAGTACACAATCAACATTTAGTGGTAGAGTTTTTAGTAGGAGAGATGTTACTCGAAACTTTGTATTTGATGATATATCACATAAATTTACTGGGTCAGTCGCAACAGGAAGAACGTTTACATTAACTCAAGATGGATCAGATGCTACAGGTATTGTTACCACAACTTCTGGAACTGGTGGTAGTGATGAAGTTGTTAACTATGGCGTAATATTAATTAATGGTATCTTCCAAAGACCAACTGTTGATTATGATATAGTTGCAAGATCAATTGCACCAAATATTGGTGTTGGTGCATCAATTATATTTACTGGTGATAATTTATTTGATTTACCTAGAGGTGGTAAAGTTGATGAAGTGGATCCTGTAAATTTAGGACAAAATTATCAACCAAGAGTACGTGCAGCTGCATCTGCAACTGTTAATGGATCAGGAGTCATAACTGGAGTAACAATGTTAGGTGCTGGTTCAGGATATTTTTCGGGATCAGTAAATATTGAAGTTCAAAATCCATTAGGAACAGGAACAACGGCTGTTTTAGCTGCAACTGTTGGAACTGGTAATAGTGCAGGGATGATTACTGGTATTAATGTCACTAGTGGTGGTACTGGATATTCTGCACAATTCCCTCCAACAATAAAAGTGGGTATTGCAACTGGATATGATAATCTATCTGTGACTGGTGGATCTGGAAACGGATTTAAAGTTGATGCATTGATTGGATCTGGTGGATCAGTCATTGGGTTTGATTTAAAAGACAGAGGATTTGGATATAAAAATGGTGAAGTGTTAACAGTCCAAGGAATACCTTTTAGAGTAGGTGTTTCGACATCACCATTTACGTTAACAGTTAAATCAACAATAGATGATAAGTTTGCAGGGTTTAGTTTTGGTCAATTAGTTCCTCTGGATGATTTTTCTGAAGAATTTAATGGATCTAAGAAAACATTTATATTGACTAAAACAGTGTTGACCAAAGATGTTGTTAGTATCATCTCTTTAGATACTTCTATTGATGTTGCAAATAATCTTTTGATATTCATAAATGATGTGTTACAACAACCTGGCAGAAATTATAGTCTAGAAGGTGGTAGTATACTAACTTTTGTTGAACCACCAAAAGGTGGAAGTAAATTACAAGTGTTGTTCTACAGGGGTGGTAATCAGGATATTGAAGCGTTGAATCCAATTAAGACTGTTAAAGTTGGTGATAAACTTCAGTTATTAAAAGATTTGCAAGTTCCAACTCAAAGTGATCGTGTTGTTTCTGAAATAACTGAGGTTAGTGAAGTGGACACTCCTTCATATGGTGGTGGTGGAATTAGTACAAATCCTAGTTTAGTTAGGGTTGTTTCATGGAAAAAACAAGAAAAGGATCTTATTGTTGATGGATTACCTATTGCAAAAGATAGGCCAATCCAAGTTGCTAATTTCTTCCCTAGTGCAAGACTGATAAGAAATGTAGGAACAAGTTCTGTAACAACATACGTTGATAATGCTTTCCCATTCTTCAGTGCTTATGACAACAGAACAGATATTGACGGTATACCTGGCCAAATAGAAATTATAAACACACAAGATATTGGTGTTGCCACTGCTAGAGCTAATGTTTCTGCTGGAGGCACTGTAAGTTCTATAACTGTATTGGGTGGTGGATCTGGATATGAAAATATTCCTACAGTAACAGTTGCCAACTTTAATAATATTTCAGGCGTAAATGTTCCGTTAATTGAAGAAGTTGGTAGATCTTGGAATAAGATAACTGCACCTAAAGACATTAGTTATAATGATATTGACTATACTCCTGAAGGTGTATTTGTAGCCGTTGGAAGCACTTCTGGTATTCATACATCCACGGACGGAAATAATTGGACTGTTGCAACTACAGGTAGTTTTGGAACATTCAAAGGTGTGGTAGGGTTATCATCTGAGGTTGTAGCTGTAGGTGGTGCTGGAACCATCGCAAGAAGTACAAATGCTGCATCAACTTTTGGTATAACAAATATCTATTCAAGAAAACAGGTTGGTTTTATTCCAAGTTACACACTTAGAAATATACCACAAAGTCTAAATGCAGCTGCTGTAGGTTCATACCTATTCCCTAATGCACTTACTGGTATTGGTACAACTGTACCACATGAAAGAGTTGTTGTAGTTGGTGCTGCTGGAACTATTCTCTATACAGAACCAGGCCTAGCAGGACTTACAACATCATTTGTTATATCAAACAAGTTTGCAACTCAAGACTTCCACGGAGTTGCATATCATGATGGTACGTTTGTTGCAGTTGGTAATCAAGGATCAATATACAGATCAACAGATGGTGAAACATGGTCTGGTGTAACCACCACATCAATTACTACTAATTTGAAAGATATCGCTTATGGTTCTGATAAATGGATTGCAGTTGGAGCTGCAGGGACAATTATATCTTCTGCAGATGATGGATTAAATTGGTCAGTTGTATCTGCTGGTGGCACATTTCAGTTAAATGGTGTTCATTATCAAAACAATGTTTGGTTGGCTGTAGGTGGTGCTGGAATGGCTATGAACTCTGTAGATGGATCAACTTGGTATAAGAAACATGTGGTTTCCGCAGGGACTCCGTTAGGAACTCAATTAAATGCAGTAACTTATGGTGATAATAAGATGGTTGCAGTTGGCATACAGTCAGGTCTTGCTTGGAGTGGATATGAAAAAGTTGGTGCAGCTGCAACTGCAACAGTTGGTGCTGGTGGTACAATTAGTGCAATAACTGTTAATGAAGGTGGGTTTGGATATACACAAGGCACCAATCCAACAGTGTTATTAAGTCAGGAAATTGTGACTCGTGAAAAATGTAATACAGTAAATGTAACTGGTGATTATGGAGTTGTTGTTGGTGTTGCAGTCAGTGCTAGTGGTGTTAACAGTCGTGCAACTCTTAATCTAGCATTGGATGCTGATGAGTTCCTTGAAAAAGCTGCATTTGGTAATATATCTAAAACAGGATTAGCTATTGGCGATTACTTTGTTCTCAAAAATACAGTGTTTGGAACTGGTGTAACCTCAATTGATAAAGATGGTAATAATGTTGGTGTAGGAACTAGCTTTGCTGATAACATATATAAGGTTGAGGGAACTGTAACTTCCAATAGTGGTATTGTCACCGTATTTTGTAACATAAACTCAACAACTGGTATTACACCGATTACTGGGCCAAAACTTGGTGATTACAGTTTCGGTAAATTAACCAACTTGACAAGATCTACGACAGATCCAAAAGTATTCAATATTAATACCACTAATGGTTATACTGGGATAACGACTGCTCCTGAAGTCAGACGTATCAATCCTTTAGCTATAACTTATAGTGACTTTGATAAAACAACATAAATAAACAAAAATAGTCTAATAAAATGCCTGCGATTATTTCAGATCAATTTAGAATATTAAATGCTGCGAATTTTGTCGCTGGTGTAGCTGATACATCGCAGTATTATTATAGTTTTATAGGTCTACCCAATTCTCAAGATATTACCGCTGGTTATGGTCAAACTGATTGGAATACAAATACTCCAGCTCCTATGGATGGATTTAAAGAATATAATGATGCATGGGATACCATGCTTGGCCTTAAACAGTTAAGTAGTGATGATGTTCAAAGAATGGTTAAAAAAACCACTTGGACAGCTGGTACAGTATATGAAATGTATAAGAATGGATATACTAGAGAGAATCAGAGTCCTAAAACATCTTCTACAAATTTATATGATGCACAATATTACGTTGTAAATAGTGATCTTAAGGTTTATATTTGTATTAATAATGGTCAGAGTCCAGATAACCCACAAGGTAGACAGTCTTTGGATGAACCAACTTTTGTTGATTTAGAACCAAGAGCTGCTGGTACATCTGGTGATGGATATGTTTGGAAATATCTTTATACTATCAAACCAAATCAAATTGTAAAGTTTGATTCTATTGATTTTATGCCTGTTCCTAATGCTTGGGGAACTGGCGAGAGTATTGATATTAAGAACAATGCAGTTGATGGTAAGATAGAGACAGCTGTCATATTAAACGCAGGGGATGGATATCAACCTATTGGTACTACCTTCAACAATATTCCTATCTTAGGAGATGGAACTGGTGGAAAAGTATCTGTTACTGTTAACTCTCAGGGTAAAGTTTCTGATGTAACAGTTACAAATGGTGGAACTGGATATACAAAAGGGACAGTTCAGTTTTATCCTGGCGCTCCAGGCACTGAGATTGGTGGGCCAATTGCTGGATTGTCTGCTGTCGGTATTGCAGGCACATCAGTTGCAGATATAGAAGTTGTTATTCCACCACCAGGCGGACATGGTTTTGATGTATATAAAGAACTAGGTGCGTTTAGAGTCTTAATGTATGCAAGATTTGAAAATGATTCATCAAATCCAGATTTTATTGTAGGAAATGATTTTGCCAGAGTTGGTCTTGTTAAGAATCCAAAAACTCTTTCTGGAGGTTCTTTAACAAAATCAACCGCAGTATCACTAACATCATTAAAACTTAAAACTATTAGTGGTGGTAATATTGCAGATACGACATTTGATGTTGATACAGTTGTATCACAAACAATTGGTGTTGGATCAACCGCAGTTGGATATGTTGCAAATTGGGATTCATCAACTGGTGTTTTAAAAATGTATACTCCTACTGGAATTGGTAATTCAACTTATGGATTCCGTATGGTAGACTTTACACCTCAAATTGGGCCAGGCGGTAGTTACACTATTATTGGTAATGCATCTGGTAATGCTTTAGGAATAGATACTAGTTTTGGTACAAGTTCAAATCCAGGCACTGCCACCACCGTTGGAACAGCTATGGTTCAATTAGGTCAAAACTTTATTGAAGGAGTTGCCGACCCAGAAGTCAAAAAATATTCTGGTGAGATATTATACATAGATAACAGGGCTGCAATACAACGTAGTGCTAC